TAGACCTATATAGGTCTACAGTGTTATTTTCTCTTTAAGTTCTTCTAAAGTAGGAGCTTGAAATAAGGTAGATACATAATCTATCCTATTAACCTTACCAAACATAAAATTAATATTCTTATGCTTAATAGTATCATTATCAAACTCTCCGATGGTTTTAAGTTCTCTAGATGTTGTATCTTTAGATACATTTGCGCTTAGACCATCGTTAGGGTATCCTGACACTTGGTCACTATCGGCCGATGAAAGTCTTATTTTTGTTGGTAGATTTTCGCATCCATTAATAAATCCATATCCACCATCCGCTACTGTATCTATAGGAAGCGCGATTATCCAGTCTGCCAGGTCCTGATATATACCATTTTCATCCGGTTCAGTCTCTTCATCATCCTTAGCTATATTAGGATCTCTAGTTCCCATAACATAACCTTTCTCTAAACAGAAATAATGCATATTCATCATTATTTTCTTAGGACCTGATTTGAACATATCGTAATGAGCCATACCGGACAATGGTCTTATCTTAGTCTCAAGGTCTTTAGTTTCTCTATCTATAAACTGCATACCATAAGCATCCCATTGGTTATATACTACGTATTCTAATGGTCTATTTTTAGACATAAAATAATGCCATTGTTCTCCAAAGTATTTATCACTTACATCATCTGGTATTTTAACTTTACCATAGGAATCTCCTAAGATAAATTTACTTAAGTTATCGAAACCATATCCACCAGGAACTCTCTTACCTCCAGACCTTACAAAGTTATAAGTGCACATTTGATCTATTATATAGAATGTAGATGGAGTATTAAATATAGACCATCTTTCTTCAGGCCCAGAGTTCTTAGGTTTACCAGAAGCTGATACTGCTCTAGACTGTGATTTCTTATAGTAGAAATATTTATACTCAGGTTTCAATCTAGGATCTGAGAATATATCCTTAGCATCTACTTCAAATAGCTTAGCACGGTCTACCATATGAGGTATATCGAAGTCTACATTCCATACTGCTAGGAAATCAGGTTGCCAAGTATGAACCTGGTTGATACATCTCCTTATAAGATCTATTTCAGTATCACATACCGTATATATAAAGTTAGTTCTATTAGCTACTTCTTTATCTGGAAAATACTTCTTAGCCATCTTTTCTAAAATCTCTTCTACTTTATTAGTATGTGGTAGAAATGATTTTAATATAAATGTTGATATAGTATTCCTACAAGTTACTGTAGCTACTATAACTTCTTTAGTATCTACGAATATCTCAATATCTAATGTAACTACTATATTTGGAGTTATAGCAGCATGAGGATATCTCTTCCTATATAGATAAGCAAGTTCATCTCTACCATCTATATCTAACCCATAGACATATGGAGACCCTGCAACATCCCTCTTATACTTACATCCTACATATCTACCGCCTAGTCTAGTAGCTACTTCTTTATATAAATCAGATTGAGTGGCTCTATAACTATTTAAGTTTTCTAAAGACTCAGATTCTTTCTTATCCTTATGATTCTGTTTATGTGGTTTAGTAATCCAAAACTCACGTTTAAAATTAGCTATAGGTTTAAAGTTACGTATTTGAGTTCCATCTTTATACTGGTAAACTTCCATAACGTAATGCATATCAGGTCTAGCTAACATATCATCCTTAGGAACCCATTGAATGTTCTTAGCTTCTATACCTATAAGACCCCCATAATCCGATGGGTCTGGTAGAACATTAGGTTTTATAGTTACCTTATAATCTAATATCGTTTTTATATTCTGTTCATTCACTCGTTACCTCCTATCCTCTTAGTCTATAAAACCCTCTAGAGGGATAAATATGTTACAGGTAAGAGAGATAACCCTCTTACCTGTAAGTATAATGGTATCTAGTTGTATTATTAGCATACAACTTTTCTTCTTTAAGAGACTTAAGTAATTCTTCTAGGTTCATAGCTACAACATCTTCGTGTTCTAAATGTCCATATAGAACCATAAGTCTATTACGTATCATTTGTTTAATATAAGGATCCATAGTTTGTTTTAACTTAAGGAATAGCATATTAATCTCTTCTTTTATACGTAACTGTTTCTGACGTTTAAGAGTTTCGGATATACCTCCAGCATCAGTAGTATTTTGAACTTTAGCTTTTAACAACACCTGTTCGTGTTCTATACCATATATAGATAAGTTCTTACCGTTAACTAGGAACCAATACGGAAGTAACCAGCTGATAACGGCATCATCGTGTCCACCTTTAGGATGGTCAATACGACCATTATTATTAACTAATGAAAGTAACTGGTCTATAATCTCAGCATCCCTTACACAATCTGATGTATATCTAATAGAACTGTTAAAGGTATTAGAGTATAGATTATCTCTAGACATTCTACCAGAACCAGAAGTTCTATAACCGAATAGCTTTCTATATTGTTCGTAGGTATCTTGTTTATAACGTAGACTTAGGTTCATAAAGTCTTTATACTCAGGATTGGTTTCCATATCATTAACTACTAAGTTAAAGATACGTCTGAATGGATCATGTCCTTTAGCAAACATAATATCTATAATATTATCTACCATAGATACTCCAGTAGACTTAGTCTCTGGAACTAATGTTATATTAGGATACTTAATAAGTAACTCTGCTAGGAACCTTGATAACGTAATAGAGTTAGTATCGTTATAAGAACCAGTACCTACAACTTCACCAGTTACTATATCTCTTATACATATATTAGTACCATCAGCACCTATAAGCTCTGAACTATCTAGACCCATAACTAAAGTTCTATTACCTAGGTTATTTTCTACTTCAGACTCTGGGATATACCATCTAGTTAAATATCCTTCCTTAGATATAGAAGTATATTTAACTTCCATCTTAGAAGCATTGATAGCTTCTCTAGATTCTTTAGATATAGGAGAAGTAGCTGAACCTTGAGACCACTTATTGAAAAACTCAGCTTCTATCCTATCTTTATCTGTAATCTGAGCTTCTAATATACGTTCTCTTATCCACTCATCTGTTTTACCTAGTTGTCTATGGTTAAACTCTACTAATATCTGTACCCTACCAGATTTACTATTTTTCTTAATAGTCTCGTATAGATCTTCTTCGTCTTTACAATCGTAAAACTTCTCATCCCACCTTACACAGTTATCGTATATAGTTTTAAAATATCTACCTGATTTTGTATTTAAATATCCTGGTGTTGTAGTAAAAGCATTATAATATTCAGAGTTAGCTGCTTTAGCTCTTTCTCTGGCAGCGCCTGTAGCTGCTAATGCTACTGGTAATGAAATATCTACATTAGGTATAAACGGACCCTCATCTGCTCTTAGTATAGGTAACGTAGTACCACGACCTACTTTTAACGCTCCCTGTTCAGACTCTTGACCAACCATAGTATCTAACCTATTAGAATAAGCATTGATAGTTATATTCTCAGAGTTATTGGAATCTGATTTTGTTATAGGATTAAAATACCAAGGTAATGTTTCAAATAGGTCTTTTATAGCTCCTATGTTTTTAACACGTAATGAGTTGTCTTTAGTATAAAGACCCATTTTAACGTTAACCTTAGTAGAACCTACCCATACAGTATCACCATCTGCTATAAGAGATTTACCAGTTTGACGTGGCTGTATAAGTAATGTAGTAACATGGTTCCTACATAACCATACATAAGCTATATTAGCTCTGTTAAGATCTATACGAGTACCATTGATAGAACCTGAAGATTTAACTCTTATTATTTCCCTAAAGAAATACCAAGGGTTATCTATAATCTCAGAAGTTATTTTATTTATAGTATTAGCATCTAGATCATTACTAAACGGATCTACTCCCTGTAATGTAGGATCGTGTAATGCCAATGGAAATGCATAGTTTTTAATTCCCATTTCTTTATATAGTAAAGCTAACCGTATAGCGGATTTATTCTCTGTTTTTAAATCTATAATAGCACTAGGATGTTTTTTCCAGTCATCTGCAAATAGAATCATTATAGTTCCTTAATATGTTTAGTCTATCGTTAAAATGGTTGATGCAACTATATAAAGGTAAGGAAATAAGCCATATGAACAACCAAGATACTAAAAAATTTCAATGGAGTAAAGAATATAAAGAAGCGTTACTTAATGTTGCTAAGGAAATAAGTAATGTATATAATACTATAGATAGAACTATATTTGTAGCTATGCCTGGAGTTAGTAATAAATACTTAGACCATTATTTACTCCAAATACAGAACCTAGTTACTACTAGTGAAAAGAAGTATTCTATAGGAAGATTAGGTCTAGAGGATTGTGATTGCTATATAAATAAAACTAATATACCAAAACGTAATTATGTTGTATTATATAGGAATGCTATAGTAAAGTTTCTAAATAAAACCTCTAAAGATAAGATTGTAGTTATAGATTACGTAGATAGTATAATAAGCGAATTAACTAGTTTAAGCTATAACTGTATACCTATAGTTATGAAACCTAATCTATACTCTATATTAACTAGTAGTATGTTAAAACCTAAATCTAAATATAATCCTATTTTCTTTACAGAAGAAAATTGTAGATATTGGGTACGTAACTTACTAGGAGAAGCTATAGATAATGAACAGTATTATTATGTTGTAGCAGGAGCTAACTTTGAGCTTATACAGCTTAGAATGTTAAAAGGAAAGAAAGGTGCAGTCGAAGATATCATACTTAGTTCTATCTGATATACATTTAGGACATAGTAAAAATAAAACAAATAATATAATCAATAACTTAAACCACTTTTTCAAAACCTACCATAAGGAAATCATTAACTGTGATATTATCTTTATAGCAGGTGATGTATTTGACAGATTATTAACAACCAAGTCCATAGAGTATAGAAGCTCTATGGCTTGGTTATCTAATTTATTATTATTCTGTAAAGAGAATAATATAATCTTACGTATCCTATATGGAACACCTAGTCACGATATGGAACAAATATCAGCCTTTGAAGAGATAGCTAAGAAGTTATATCCAGAAGCTGATTTTAAATATATACATACATTATCTATAGAACATATAGATAAATTAGATATAGATGTTCTATATGTTCCAGATGAATGGAGACATAATGCTTCTGATACTTATAAGGAAGTTAAAGAGTTACTTAAAGAGAAATCTTTAGTAGAAGTAGATATAGCTATAATGCATGGATGTTTTAACTACCAAATGCCTATGGTTAAAGAGAAATCATTTTGCCATAATGAATCTGATTACTTAGATATAGTAAGATACTATATTAACATAGGACATATACATACATCCTCTACATATGAGCGTATCATAGCTCAAGGTAGTTTTGATAGATTAGCACATGGTGAAGAAGAACCTAAGGGTGGAGTTATTTGTTATATTAACTCCGATAGGACTATGTCCTTTAAGTTCCTACCTAATATCCATAGTTGTATTTTTAAAACATTAGATTATACTAATAAAGAAGAAGCTAATATATTAGTAGATCTTAAGAAGCAACTAAGGAACTTACCTAAGTATAGTCATATTAGGTTACTAGTAGATAATAACAATAATCTTCTTAAGAACTTAAGAGATCTTATAGCTAGTTATCCAGATTACATTATTAAGTTTAAAACAGATACAGTAGTGAATAACAAGGTTAATATATTAGAAGTAGCTAAGTTTGAGACATTAACAATAACTCCTACTAATATAGAATCGTTAATGCTATCAGAGTTATCTAACCTAGATAGTAACCAACTTAGCATATTTAAAAACGAGCTGAAATTAGCTATGGACTGTATATGACTTAAATATAGCTATATATTATTTATATAGTATGCATAATTAAATTATTTAGGAGAAAAGCATGTTGGAACAAGTTAACTTCGTTTATCCTATGGAACCTGGGATATATAAAGTAGCAGCGTTACCGGAGAAGAAGAATAATCAGCCTAATGGACCTACCAGCTTTACGGATAGCTTAGGCTACGGTTTTGTATATGTTGGTTCTGAATATAAAGAACCTAATAAGCTATACGGTAACGTAATAGAACGTAGTACGTATATATGGAACAACTTCGTTAGGAACGAAGCAAGTTCTGGCGTATTACTTACAGGTCAGAAGGGTGGCGGTAAGATGAGCCGAAACAGTTCCTTAGTTAGAATACCTAATGGATGGGAACAAATAGGTAATCTTAAGGTAGGCGATACTGTAGTAGCAGTCGATGGTTCGTATACTAGAGTTAAAGGTGTATATCCACAAGGTATCAAACAGTTATATAGAATAACATTTGCCGATGGTAGAACACACGATTGTGGAGCAGAGCATCTATGGGATGTGTATAAGATACATACAGTAACTGAAGATACATATGGTAACAAGTTACACACTGTATCTACAGCTGAAATGATATCAAATCTGAAAGCTAATATATCCTTATATATCCCGTTAGCAGAGCCTGAAAGGAATACTACTAAAGATTTTAGCATTCCGCCGTATGAAATGGGTAGAAAGATAGACGAGGATGCGGATGATGATACTGTTACCAATGCGGATATAAATACACTAAATGAATATCTTAATGGTAGTAAGGAACAACGTTATGAGTTATTACAAGGATTATTATCTAATGGAAATGAAAATATGGATAATAAGCCTATATATTACACAACCTATAGCAAGGAACTTGCTAAGATCATTAGGACATTAGTTTGGTCATTAGGCGGTATGGCATTTGAGAGTCACCGCCTAGGCGGTAGTAAAATGATGGTATATGCATTACGTATAGAACTACCTAACTTATCTAATCCAAAACATGGACTATTACCAGTGTTAAGGATTGAAGAGATAGATAAGGATCATGCTACTTGTATAGAAGTGGAGCATCCATCCCATCTCTATGTAGCTGAAGATTACATAGTGACACATAATACTGTAATGGCTAAGCATTTAGCGAATATTGCCATTTCTAAAGGACTTAAAGTATTCGTCATAGCAGAGATTAGAGTAGATAGGAAACTTATAAGTTTTATATCTGGTCTTAACAACTGTGTTATATTCATAGACGAATTCTATAAGGTTATAGGTTGGCAATTTCAAGATGACTTCTTGTCTCTTATGTCGGATAAAAATAAGAAACGATTATTTATCCTAACTGAAAATGAGCTATCTAATATTAATAGGTTTATCTTAGATAGACCAGAGCGTATTAGATACCATTACGAGTATTCTACGTTAGACCCTAATGTAATCAAAGAGTTCTGCAGAGATTATAATGTTCCTGAAGACTTTAAGAATAAACTACTTAAACTTAATATGTCTAATAGGAACTTTTCTTTCGATCATTTACACGCTCTGGTTACAGAAGCTATCAATAGCGGTAAGTGGGATATAGAATGGCTTATAGAGATAATGAACGTTAAATCTTTAAAGATGAAAGAAATCAAACGTCCTATCAAAGTATGTGCAGTGGATACACCTGAGATATTCGTAGAGTTAGAACCATCCCCTATAGACCAAGATCTAGGAGTAGTTAAACTAGGTAACTCTATGTTACAAGCTAATTACCTAACTTGGAAGAAACTTGGAGATAACGAAACGATACCAGAGCCATTACTAGCCAACTATAACTTAACTAAAGAGAAGATAGATAAGTTCGAGGATAAGATGTTACTTTTAGAGAAAATAGAGAAACAAGCAGGTAACCTTAACGCTGATGGATTACTTCCGGGTAACAGATGTAGAAACTACGATTTCGATAACGGTCAACAGCAGGTTACTGATACTCCTACAAATATTATCAAGGTTAACTTCTCTCCGGAGTTTATGGTTGGTATGGACGATGAGTATTCGATATACGTAGATGTAACGGGTAACTTCAAAGTCTATATAGAGACTAAGAAGTTAATATACTAATCATTGGTGACTAGAGAACAGCTATAGTACTGAGAGATATAGCCTAGTTGAACAAATCTGAGTGGGTAGGTAGCTATGATGCTACCTACCTATATAATTTTATTTTAAAAGGAAATATAAGATGGAACAACCAAATATAGCTGTAAGGATGTTAGTAGAAGTACTAATAGAAGATACAGAGTTTGTAATGGAACATTTACCTAAATCCACTATGGTTGGTAAAACTGAAGAAGAGATTAGAGAGAATGTTTATCCTATCCTGAAGAAGTATTATGACTCTAATGTTAAGGAAGATGATATTAAGCATCTTCCATTCGAGGCTAGTAAAGTATCTGGTCTTAATAAAGAGTTAATCGTTTTCCTAGAACACGATGGATTTAGGATTAGCTCTGAGCACATTACCCAATTCTCAGACTCGGTTACTAGTATGGTTACTGTATACTACTTTACTAGGATAAGGGAAATACTTATGAAAAGAAAAGAGGGTGAAGAGTTACTCCGAGACGAAGAGCTGTATCTGTTACTTAAATGGATAGAAGCTATGAATCTTCATATCTATCTAGAAGAAGATAATGAAAAGACAAGACACGCACTACAGTTGTATCTTATTAAGACTGTAGCGCATCTCTCCTATACCCTTATTAAACGTGCTATCCCAGAGCTCGCTAAGATACGAGACTCTAATTTAATTCTTATAGGTATAGAGATAGACTATAGAGAGAACTGTTTCTGGGTGGTTTATATAGAAACCAAGGATCTAGAAAAATATTTAAAGGACAATAATGAGTAAAAGCACGTTATGTAAAATAACAGAAATTAATAGATATGTAGAGCCAGGAGATGCTTCAGATCTTGAGGTAGCTTGGAATACATTTCTTAAGGTATTAGAACATACCTATGGTGCTAAGGTTCCTGAGGGAGAACATGAACCATCCATTACTATGTTTTTCGTAGGAGGCGATCTAGCTAAAATACTTACTACATTTGTAAATAAATATAAAGTAGCTGATATAAATAAGAAAGCCTACTGTAGTGAGCTATGTAAAATATTATTAACCTATATAAGATGTGAAAAGTTCCCTGTAGGTAAAGGAACTTTTATAGGTTGGCTTAAAACATGTAGCCTAAGTATTTACCTAGAGGAGTGTAAGGATTCAAAAACCTACTATAACGATCTATGGGAATGTATAATTCTATTACGTTATATTATCTTAGAGAAAATACTCCCTAAGACTTATAGTGATTATGGATGTAAGGTATATATAAGTAACATTGTATATCCCGGTCCTAGAGATGAAATAGTTTTCCTCATAAGCACTGAGCTTATGTTAAGAAGTTTAGGTATCACATTTGAAGATAAATAAAACTAGCCTAGGTCTACTATATAGTAGACCTAGGCTTTGATAACTGGTATGAGAAACTAATGTTGCTCGGCAGAGCTAGATAAATCTAAATAACTAAATATAAGGAGATTTAAACATGCAACCACTACAATTATTCTTTAACTATAGAAACATGAGAGAGGGACCAATCTATAGTCTACCACTTAACTTTCCAATGGACATATTTGCGTTACACAACCTCTCTTGGATACTTACTACACCGCCTGTGCTTGGAAAGGAAGTAATAGCCACGATTGCTATTAATCCAAATAGCAAAGATAACAATAAATATGAGACCAAAGGTGTCTATGTATCTATAACTAACGAGCCTATGGAAGAGAACTACTATAATAACTACATTACGGATGAGTATAAGGTTACGAGTCTAGGATATGACTATCCGGAAAACCATATTGAGGATTGGAACTCTAAGGTAGAGAAAGAAGCAAAGAAGAATGAAGCGGAATATGTTAATGCGGCTAGATGGGATGCTATACCAGAGCATAAAGATCCTATCTCTCTTATAAGGGAGTTTTTCAATTCACCGCATATGACCGCTACACCTGGAGTTGACTCTAATGGAGTTAGAACTCTTGTGTACAAAATAACTACTCTAAGTGATATCGTAATGTACGATACAAACAAAGAGCTACCTTTAAAAACAGGTTTCGCGACTGATGAAACATGCGGCGGTAAAAGTTATGCAGTCGTATACAGTATATTACGAGCATGGTCTAGGGTCGAATGGCTCTATGACCTAGTAGATAAACTAAATGAGAAACTTAGGCCTAATGGTATCAGCATCTCAGCTAC